TTATTTCAGTATTTTCTGTTTTTAAATCAGAGATTGACTGACCAAGATTATCAACGTTTATATCAATTAATTGATAAACTTTATTAAGATATTCTGCCTGATAGTAGAACATATAGTATTGAGTATATAAAACAATAACATCAATTAATAAAATTAAAGAAAATATAATTAATGAAATAATAATTTTAGTTTTTAAATCTAAAAAGTTAAAACCAAATACTGTAATGCAATTAGCAATTATTATTGCTAAAAATGAAATTATTAAAGATTTATTAGGCTTTTTTAAAGTAACAAATGATTCTTTAGGAATTTTCAAAGTTTGCATTATAATTACACCTCTCTTTCGAGGGTATTATATAATAATTTACAAAATTTTACAAGAAAGGAGTACCAAAGATGGACAAGTTAGATAAGTGTTATTACTGGCACATAATTACTTTGGCAAAATTAAAATTAAAAGGAAAGGAGTGTAAGAAATGTTTAAGAAGATAAAAGAATTACAAAGTTTAGTTGATGAAAGTAGAAAAGCTTTAAAAGAAGCAGAAAGAAAAGTAGAAAGACTAGAAATAAGTCAAAAAAGTTTGAGAGCAGAAATAGAAGATGAGCATTTAGAAAATTATAAACATCATAGAAAGTTATTAGAAATAGAAAAACTCTTACAAGAACAAGATTACAACAATACAGAAAATCTAAAAAATAAAATAAGAACTATATTAAATAAAAAAGAACTAGTAGACCTACTAAAATCAAACTAGTTCATAGACACTTAAATAAACGAATCTATTTATATATTAGCACAAATAAATAGAAATGTCAAAGGAGAATTAAAAATGTTAGAAAACAGGATGATAGAAGAAGATTATATAGAAACAAACAATGATTATGACAGTTATTTAGAATATTTACTAGAAAAGAATGATGAAAATTATGATGATGAAATATATGGAAGGGTAAGTGAAGAATAATGCAAGATTTAAGTTTATATCAAATAACAAATTCATTTCCAATGTTGATAGAACAGGAAGAAATGACAGAAGAAGATAAAAAGAAAGTAGAAAAAGAATTAATAGAATTATTGCAACAAAAAAGCCAAAATTTAATTGGTTATACAAGAAATATAGAATTAACTATTGAAGTAATGAAAAAAGAGGAAAAAAGAATTTCAGAGCAAAGAAAGACATTAGAAAACAGACTTACAAAATTTAAAGAATATGTAAAAGAATGTATGGAACAAGGTGGATTTACAAAACTAGAAACACCACTTGGAACATTAAGCATAGCAAAGAATCCACCTAGTGTAGAAATCATAAACGAAGATGAAATTCCTAGCGAATACAAAACAGAAATTGTAACAGTTAAAGTAGATAAAGCAGCAATAAAAAATGATTTTACTAAAACAGGAGAAATACCAGCAGGAGTTAATATAAATACACAAAATACAAGTTTAAGAATAAAGTAGGTTATTTAGATTTAAAAGATATTAAAGAAGGAGAATACTATGGAAATTAAAGAAATGAATATATTTGAAAAACTTTCTAATATAACAAATGAAATTTCTAGTGTTAATAAAAACTTGACAGTTGGGCAAGGCAAAAGTGCTTATAAAGCTGTAGGCGAAGCAGATATTTTAAAAGCTGTTAAAGAACTAGAATTTAAATACAGAGTTTATAGTTATCCAGCAAGTAGAGAAGTAATAGAAAGTACAATGTATACTACTACAAACGAATATGGAGAAAAAAACAACATTTTTAGTAGAATAAAAACTACTTATAGATTTGTAAATATAGACAAAACAGACGAATATATAGAAACAATAACATTTGCCGAAGGAATAGATACACAAGACAAAGGTTCAGGAAAAGCAATGACATATGCAGATAAATATGCGTTGATGAAAAGTTACAAAATAATAACAGGAGAAGATCCAGACCAAAATCCAAGCGAAGATGGGTATAAAAAGAAACAAACACAAACATCTAATAATAAGGTGACAGAGGTAGAAGCAAAAACTATATATTCTCTTATGATTAGAAAAGGTTATGATGTAATACCAACATTAGAAAAAAATTATGGAATAAAAAATACGGCTGAATTAACAAAAGAACAATACGTAGCAATATTAAATAAATGCAATACAATGCCAGACAAGAAGTAGGTGGTTAAATGCAAACTACAGGAACATTAGAAGAAATAAACATAGATTATAAGACTGGAAAACCTAAAATAAGTTTTCTAATTGATGGAAAGGACAAGTTATCAGACATAGAACAATTAAAAGGCTTAAAACTTAAAATAGAGGCAAAAAAATATATAAAGAAGAGAACAACTAATGCCAATAATTATTTTTGGAAACTTTTGCAAGAACTATGTGAGGAAGAAGAAATAGATACAATAGAAGAA